CCAAACCAAAGGAATGAAATGATTTGGACTATGCAAAAACCATTATAGCATTCATTCCTTATGGTTTCAATGAAAGGAAGTGCTATTTATGCAAGGTGGAGTAAGAAAAAGAGGTACAACATGGTCATATTATTTTGACCTTGGAAAAATTGACGGTAAAAGAAAGAAAAAAGAAAAGGGTGGATTCAGAACCAAGAAAGAAGCTGAACAGGCATTGACTGCTGCTATGAATGAATACAATAATGCCGGGACTGTATTTGAACCGACAGAAATAACGGTTGCTGATTACCTGAATCAGTGGTTTGATCTGTACTGTAAGACCAATCTTAAATATAATACACAAGTTGGATATTTAAGAATTATTCAAGGGCATCTAATTCCAAAATTTGGTATGTATAGATTAAAAGCAATCACTCCGGCAGTATTACAGGAATATGCAGTTGAACTTAAAATGAACGGTAATTCAAAAAGTCATTTAGTTGGTATTTTGTCTGTATTCAGTGCCGCACTGAATTATGCAGTTGAACCAATGCACTATTTACAGTCTAACCCCATGCAATATGTGAAATTTCCAAAGGTTGAAAGAAAACCACGTGAACGAATTGTACTGACATTAGATGAATGGTGTAAAATTCGTGACAGATTTCAAAACACACGGTACTATATACCTTTAATGATCGGATTTTATACAGGCTTACGAATATCAGAAACCTTTGGTCTTACTTGGGATGATATTGATTTTGATAAAAGAAAAATATCTGTAAATAAGCAGATTGTAAAACGTAACTTTGGGGCAGATGTAAGAAAGGTTGTTGAAAAGAAAGGTAAGAAAGAACAGCGTTCGTCTTGGTACTTTACTACACCAAAAACATTTACTTCTGTTCGTGAAGTCCCTTTTGGTGAAACACTATATCAGGCATTGAAACAGGAAAAAGCTGAACAACTTAGGAATGAAATGAAGTATGGTGAATATTACACGATTCATGTTAAAAAGATTGAAACTGATGAAAAGGGTAATGACATGATCAGGGTTGTACCTATTCAAAAATGTGTTGAAAGTCCACTACAGCGTATTAGGTTGGTGTGTGTTGATGAAAACGGTCAGTATACTTCCACTGATTCATTTAAGTATTGCAGTAGGGTTATACACCATGAAATGCATCTTGCCTTTGATTATCACAGCTTAAGGCATACACACGCAACACTGTTGATTGAATCCGGTGCTGATGTTAAGAATGTTCAGACACGATTAGGACACACCAATATAGAAACTACATTGCAGACCTACGTGCATGATACTGAAAAAATGGCTGAACGTTCTGTTGATCTCTTTGAAAAAATCACACAAGCAAAAACGTCATAAATAAAAATATTGGGAGTGAATCCGCTGATTGTTCAGCGTGTTCACTCCCTTTTCTTTGTTCAGTGATGATTTTAAAAATTACGGTGGCAAATGGGTGGCAAATCGACTGAACCCCACTCATAAAACCCTGTAAAACCGCTTATCTACGTGATAATAAACAAACTGTCTCAACATGCACACTTTGTTAAGTGTTCTGTTTTTAAATCCTTGTACAGCTTTGTATATTCTCAAATAGCCTATAAAATCAAGTATTTTTTAATAGTTCAGACTTTACCGCCTTGTGCGTTCTTGTGTTGTATGTCTGCAATGGTGGCAAGTCGGTGGCAATGCCACCACTGAACCATCTGTTATACTAATTCGTTGACCCTTTTCTGTACAGCTGTAGGACTGTAACCTGCTGCTTTCAGGCGGTCAATTCGTTCTTGACCATTACCCCACTTACCAAGAATAACTTCTTTTGCGATAGCGGTCAAGTCTGTTGCAGCATTTCCTTTTAAGATCGCATTAACTGCATTCTGCACTTCCTGATAATTATAACCTGCTGCTTCAAGTTTTTTCTGACGGTCAGGGTTATTTCCCCACTGACCATTGATAACTTCTTTTGCAACGTCCTGAACAGATTTTGAAGGTATCGGTGTACTTCCATTCACAAGTGCATTTACAGCGTCCTGAACTTCCTGATAATCATACCCGGCTTTTTCCAGTGCTTCCTTTCTTTCCGGGTTGTTACCCCATTCACCTGCATATACTTCTTTAGCTACTTCCTGAACTGATTTCTTACCGGAAGGCTGTGGTGTAGTAGAACCACCTGCTGCATAATGCGGTGTGATGAATCCTCTGATGCATTTACCATTCACAGCAATATCACGATAACCAACAGTGTTTGACTTGTTACCTTCAATGACTCTGATCGTAGAACCGTCACATGATACTACGATACCAACATGATCACTCCAACCTGTACAATCTCCAACACCGTTATCATCCCAGTCATACAGGATAACGTCACCAACGTCAGGTACATAAGCATCATTTTCAACCCAAATACCTGCACTGATAGCAAGGTTGATCATGTTTTCACAAGAGCATTCAACACAAGGGAAAATGTTGGAAAGACCGGATGCAATAAAAGCTGCTGATACAGACGTTGCACACCAAGCATCATTGACCGTCATTTTATATCTTGTACAAAGTCCTGAATCGTTAAATACTTTCAGAATAGCTTTGTGTTGTTCACTACCTTCTGCAATTCCTTTATACTGAGCAAGCCAGTTTCCAGACTTTTGTCTGTCACTCATATTATCACCCTTTTCATTGTCATACTTTGTAAGTTCGTACTGTTCAACCAAGTCCATGTTATTCTGAACGTATGCTGAACTTGTTGCATAACCATCTGCCTTGATTGTTTCAAGATACGTCTTAGGGTCTGTGATTCCCTTAAGATTCTGATACCGGGATAACTGTATAAATTCAAAGTAACCTTTAACCCCTTCTTCCATTGAATCAAAGACCCTGAAATTATCAGCAATCGTTGTCAACACTCCCGGTTCATATTCTTCCTGTGTGTTCATGTTCACACTCTTACCAGTCCACTTTGTACCGCACTTAAGACCAAAATAGTTGTGATAGGTGGCAGCAAGTTTTGACTTGCCCCACCCACTCTCTAAGATTGCCTGTGCAATGATTGGACTGTGTACGCATATACCAAAAATTGCAGCGTACTTTTTAACGTACACTGCAACCTGATCAATAAATTCCTGATTTGTCATAGCTGATTACCTCTTATTTCTTTGGTTCTGTATAAGTAAGTGCCTGATCACTGTCAGTAATACCCTTGGTTGTTGGGTCTGTTACAACACCAAGAATCACAAGAACTGCAAATACTGCATTAACCACATCAAGCAGTTTGTTACCAAGATCACCAAGATCAAGGGTATAACCAAACACTGCTGCAACAACCTGAATCAACAGAAGTACAGCAGGAATCAGTGCAACCCAAAACGCTTTGTTTTTAATTCTTACAACCCAGTTAATATTTTTCATGTTTATACCTCTTTCTTTTTCAAATGTAATTCTTCAATTTCATGCATCATTTTTGTGATCATCCCATTACCACCTAAAGCGTGGTAAGCATCATACATTTCCATAAAATTTTCATAAGCGTATGATGGAATGTCACCTAATCGCATATACTTATCGTGATATTCAATAAGTTGAACCCTAAGTAAAAGCATTGTACCTTTACTGTTTGCGTCCCTGTCTTTCTTCTGATTTTTCAGCAACCAAACCACATACCCCATAAGAGCAGTGACAATGATTGGTAAAACAATCGTGTACGTTGAATAAATAAATTGTTCCAATGGTCTGTTGTCCTTTCTGTACGCAAAAACAACCGCTTCTGACGTTATATAATCGTCATATGGCGGTTGTTTTCGTGTATGTGATAATTTCCTTGTCTGTTGATTATTCTGCTAATTCAGGACAATCAAGATCAACCAAAACTTCCTTTACTTTGTCCTTGATACGATCAGGAACATCAGCAAATGTTTTCTTACCCTTAATGATCAGGGTTGCATAGATAATTGCCATAGTCTGCACATCCTTTCTGAATAGAATTTTTATGATCAACTGACGTATCATCAGTTATCACCCTCTAAAATAGCCTTGACAGCTTCTTTCAGTCTGTCCGGTACATCGTCCAGTGTTTTAACACCTTTAATGATTAGTGATGCATAAATCTTTGCCATACTTCACACCTTCTTTCTTATCCCATCATTTCATAGATTTCACACATAGCAATCTGTGCCTGTGTAATTTCATTTTCAAGATCAGCATTCTTTTCTGCCTGAATTTTAATGTATTCGTCCTTGTCATACTCGATAAGGTCAAATTCATATCCGGTAAATCCCGGCTGTCCGTCAGTTTCATCTTCGTTCACCTCTGTGATATTGGAACTGACAAATACTTTTGTTTCTGTCAGTTCCAGTTCTTCCGGTCTGACAGTGCTTTTCTGTTTTCCATAATCAATCATGCTGCATTCAATCCTTTCTTTGTGTTTGGTTTTATGTTGCGTATATAATAATCATCCGCATAAGGTAACAGCGGTACAACATACTTTTGATACAGCCGGAAAGTATCAGCATATTTCAACCAACCTTTGTAAGAATTGATTGAACACCACTCTGAATAGTTCATCATGTTCCCGGCTTCTACTTTGTTCCTGATAGCGGTCATTTTCTTTTCCATTTCCAAACAGGTGCTTTTTCTAAGTAATGTATACTTGTAAAATGTTCTGTAACCTAAGAAGTCAACACCTCTTATGTAAGATGGGAACACCTGCCAGTTTCCTTTTATATTCAATTTCAGTTCATTCCTGAAATAAATATCAATCTCTTTCTTCAAGGCAATCAGTTCTTCTTTCGTCTTGCCAAAAATAACTATATCGTCCATATAACGGAAGTAGTATTTAACGTGCTTCTGTTCTTTTATCCAGTGATCAAAACTTGAAAAATAATAGTTGCCTGAATACTGTGATAAGTAATTTCCTATCGGTATACCAGTTTCAGGGTCAATATCTTCTTCCAACAGATAGATTGCTGATAAGTCCTCGATCTCTGCTGTTTCAATGCTGTCAATGATTTCATTCAATAACCACAATAGTTCATCATCATTGAACATTCTTGAATACTTCTCTTTCAGAAGATCGTGGTTGATTGACTGATAATAATGTCTTGCGTCCAGTTTTAAACAATACTTGCATTCTTCCTGGTCATTCCACATTGCTGTTTGCAATTTTGTCAGACCCTTGTGTATACCTCTGTTTGGTATTGCTGAATAGGTATCAGCGGTTAAGTTATTGATGATACAGGGTTCAATGACCTGTAAGATAGCCCACTGACAAATTCTGTCAGGGAAATAAGGCAGTTTGTAAATCTTCCTTAACTTCTTACCGTCCTGTTTATAAAACACCTCATAATCAGATGTTTTGTAAGTGTGGTTGATAAGCATTTCCTGAATCTGTTTCAGGTACTTGTCAGGTTCTTTGTCAATCTCCTGAACTTCTCTGTACCAACCTTTTCCTTTCTTTGCGTGTTGGTGTGCTTTTCTTAAATTTTCAAGGTCATAAATCTTTTCATATAAGTGATCATAGCGTTTCATTCCTTGGTATTTGCATTGTCCGAATTTCAGTCGGCATTACTGCCCGGTAAATACGGTTGACCTTTCCTTATTGTTCGTAAGTAAGACGGTATTCCCGGTTGGGTTGTCTGCACCGTCTATTTTTCTTTTTTGCCTAGTGGCATGGTTGAAAGAACTATACAGTTTATAGAAATAGCCGGATGTTTCCACCCGGCTATGTTTTGCAATTATTAAGTGACCCCTGATATTCCGATTACGATTACCAACACTGTTATTCAGATTCCAATAGAAACTGCCTGCATTACTGCCATTATTCCAATTACTGCCTAATTGAGTGATTTTTTTAATGGTTTCCGCTACAGGTAAATAACGAAAATATCAGAAGTTCTTTCAACCTAATGAATCAAGTTTACAAGTTACATTTTAAGCTGCCATTTTCTGCTTCCATGCTTCGATTGCAGCGGTATAAGTAGCAGAATCACGTGTTGGAATATATACCAAGCGACCCCCGACAGCCCGACCACGACCACCAACACCGCTACCCAGATTCCAACAGAAACCGCCCGCACTACCGCCATTAGCCCAATCACCGCCCAACCGAGCGATACGGTAACCGTTCAAGTTGACAGTGATATATGTGTAATCACCAACAGGTAATGAACTGTTACCAAGGCATTCTGACGCAATAAATAACCAGTCGCAAGCTGTTGAATACCCCATTGCTGAAATATAACCGTTTGCGTTTGTTACTGTGAAGCCGGCAGGTTCATAGTTTCCGCTGTTCTTTGATTCTGCAAAACTGAAATCAGAACAAATATAAGGCTGACCACCGCCCATTTTTCCATTGCCCCAAATATTGATACCATAGACAAATTTCCAAATGTTGCCCCAAAAGTTTTCTTTACCTCTCCAACATACCGAAGTCTTACCGTCAACCGTGTACTCTTTAGCGACACCACCCTCATAAGTGGTTGTTTTCTCTGCCCTACCTGTACCATTTCCAAGGCTTGCTGTACTTCCGGTTGCAGCTGCATATGAACTTGTTGTGTCACTTCCTGTAGTCCAAGGTAAGGAAACAACACCCTGTGCAATAGCGGTCTGTAAGTTCATCATACCCATTTCAATGATCATAAGCATCTGTTCAGCAGATACCTGTTTAATCAGATCACCATGCCAGTTTGTTCCACGATTCTGTGCCATTGCTTCAATATTCGGTCTTGTAAGGTTCTGTGAAGAACCGGATGCAGGTCTTGCACCTGCGATTGATGAGAACTTATCTTCACCAGTGTTCATAACCTGTTCATCATTCAACAGATATGCACTTGCTGATGCATCGTAAATACTACCTTCGTAAGCACTTGTAAGGAAGTAATCAATTTCATTTCCTGATGCATCGTAGAATGCCGGGTGAAGTCTGAAACCTGCACGTGGCTTTTCTGACACATAATAGTTTGCCTTTCTTAAGTGGTAACCAATGCCTGTATCAATAGGGTCATACTCTACAGGACACACCAAATAATAGAACTTTGGCTGATATACCATTACCTGCCCCATTGAACCATCTTCTTTGTAATCTGCATCACCGTACCATGCTACTATAGAACCATCATCAGCAACATTACAGCGTTTACGACCACCAAACATTGTGAACTTGTCAAAATCAGAACCTTTTGTAAGGTTGGCTGCTCCGGCAAGTCTTTTGAATGTTTTATTTTTGTAATCGACCTGAATACCAACAATATCATCAGCAGTGATACCCAAATAGGCACGAATATCTGCCACACCTGAAAGAATTTCTTGACTGTTGAAGTTTTCACTTTTCAGTTCATCAATATTACTTGCAGCACTTGCGTTTTCCGCACTTAGTGACTGTAATACATTATTAGCTGTTGCAACAGATGCATCAAGGTTTGACTTTGCGGTATTGGCTGTACTTATGACATTAGACAATGAAGTTTTAACTGAACTTGCACTGTTAATTACTTCCTGAAGCTGACTTTTTGCTACACTTGCATCAGAAATTGCAGAATCAAGATTTTTCTTTGATGTTACCGCTGTAGTGTTGGAACTATCCAACTGACCCTTAATCTGATTTGCATTATCAATTACACCCTGTAAATTACTCTGTGTGGTTGTTGCACTTGTAATTACTTTTTCAAGATTTGTCTTTGCTGCATTGGCATTGATGATTGCTGTTTTTGCAGCATTAGTTGCTGCTTCAACATTACTTTTTGCGGTATTCGCTGTACTTGTTGCACTGGTCAGATTTGATTTTGCGGTATTGGCTGTATTCGTAGCGTTCTGCAAATTGGTTTTCGCTGTATTAGCTGCACTTGTAGCATTTTGCAAATTAGTTAATGCAGTACTTGCAGCATTAAGTTTCTGCTGTACTGCATCAACATCTTTATCAACCGCATCCTTTGCAGCAATTACTTCTTTTTTCAGATCAGCGTAAGAGTTATTATCATCATTTACTTTTTCAAGTGCATTGACAATAGACGATCGTACCTCTTCACCATATACTGCATTTAAAATCTGATCAATATAATGCTGTATGTTTGCCATTATTCAGCACCTTCTTTCTTTTCTTCCTGTTCACTGTGTTCAGTCTGTTTCATTCTGTTCATATCAGAAACCAATTCAAGGTTTTTCTGTTTTCGGATTTCAGACAGAAGATCAGCAACGATACCTTCCAACAAATAAGCCGGAAGGTTTGACTGCTCAACGATCTGATTAAATGCATCCGTCATTGCACCTTTTGCGTTCTCCATCATAAGTGACAAAGGCATATTATTTTCATTCATGGTAATTACTCCCTTCTTTTCGGTAAAATAATAGGTTCACGCTCATAAGGTTCAGATTCCAAATATTTTTGACTTGGCATCTTTGCAATGAACGTCTTTTTTTCTAAATAAGTGTAAGGGTCTTTATAAATAGGTTTGCTGTATCGCATTCCCTCTTTTTCACATAATTCCTGTATAGCTTTAATACAGTAGTATACAAGTTTATCTGTGTTAAGTTTCAAGTGTCCGTCAGATGCATCTTCTGAAATAAGTTCAGGTGCAAAACTTTGAATCTGCTGTGCAATGATTCCTATAGCCTGATGTTCACCGGACTGAATCCAGTCAAATTCCTTAAGGTCAATAGCATTCACCACTTCCAAACCTCTGATTGCCGTGTCCTTGATATTAGTTTTCAATCGAACATCTGAATTATTGGTGTAGCCCCAACCATGTAAGTTTAATGGACTGTAGAAATCAATACTTCTGTTGTTGTAAATCTGAAAAGATGTACCTGTGAATGTACAGCAAGTTGATGATGAACTACCAATGCTTACATCTTTATCAGACCATAGTTTAATACTTTTATCAGAATAATTATAAAATCCTGCACTTTCATTAAATCTCAAATACCCCCACACATAAGTGTTTGCACCTACGTGTAAGCCTTGTTTTTCTTTTCGGTTATTTGCGTAATATATGAGTTTTACATAATAGTTACTTCCGGGTGAATCCTGATAACCCCACCCCATATAGTCAGCACCGTTCTGTAAGTCGAACATCAGACCTCTGAAAGTTGAATCACCTGACCAACCGTTAGTACCGATTTTACCGATGGTTGCACCTTTATAGTAGTACCATGCACCTGTTGAGGTCATTGACATTAACAGTGTGTTACTGTTTTGTGTCGTACTCTCATAAATACGCATTTCACCATATTCAAATTGAATATATTTACTGATACTATTCCATGCAATTTTAACTGCATAAGAATTTTGCTGAATCTTGGTTGACAGGTCTGAACTGTTCAGTTTTTTCTTAACTTCTGATTCAATCGAATCTGTCTTTACCTTGATCTGTGCTGACGTTGAATAGTTTTTCAGTTTACCGTCAACATACTGTTCTGCGGTTTCTTTTGCTGACAGTAAAATAGAATCTTTGGTATTTTTAATACTTGTTTCAACTTCACTTTTTGTATAGTACTTTTTCAACTCACCGTCAGTGTAATCTTCTGCATCTGATCTTGCTGATTCTTCTGCATCTGCTATTTCTTTTATAACCTGATTTCTGTAAGTAATATCAAGTTTTTCAGCAGATACAGAGCCACCAACCAATCTTTCACCAACAATCTGACCATTCATTGTGATAGCGGTCTTATACGTTCCATTGTACCCGGTTGACGAATAACCAAGACCGTTCAGATTCCACCGCCACACCTTCCGGGCTGTGTTTACATCGTTAGTGTCCATGATTAACTGTTCGTTGGCTGTGGTTACCACATGACCATGTGTTGCTGCTGTAATCAGTGCTGTTGCCTGATCAACCGCCTGTTTTACTATAGCAGACGGTACAGGTATTGTTTCAACTGCCTTTGATGCAGTATTTGAAATAGTCTGTGATTTTGCAGTAAGTTTTGTATTAACTACTGTACCGAGTGTGAATTTACTACTTGATAGATTGTTAAGCTGTATTGACATTTTCGACAATGGGAAATACCGATCAAGTCCATGCAGTGAAGAATGTGCCTTGATCTTATCACCAAGTTTAAACTGTTCTATATCTGCATCAGTCCAGTGCATATCAACAGCGTTTACTTCCAGTGTCATACTATCCCACTGATAATCAGCAATGTACTTATTTGCTTTATATAACAACATTTTTGGTGTTGTAACTTCATCCCAAGTAATAGTTTTGGTTATATAACCAAATTTCTTTACAGCGTCCAAATTTACAAGTGAATCAGACCCATTATTTACACTTTCAATAGTCAACCGCTGTTCAAGTGCAGCTATTGGACTTTCTTCCAGTTTTGCACCAAGTGGAATAAATACCGTTGCAATATCTGACACATCTGTATTTCTGCTGAAATCAAGTAGATTTTCACCAAACTCGATACTTTGTGTACTTACATTGTCATAATCACTTATATAGTCCAAATAAGCTGTTCCATTGACATTCCTTACACGTAAATAACCACCAAGATCGTCAACCAAATCTTCCTTGATTTCTTTCATGGTACTGTTGTAATTCGTGTACCTGTACAATGAATCATTATTATCTGTTACCGTGACAATACCAACCTTGAACTGTCTATCTTTTTTTACCTGCTCATTGTGTGATGTAATCAATGATTCTAAATAACCCCTGACTGTCATATCATGATATTCAGCAGGTCTTTGTATACTGTCATTCAGATATGCAAGCTGACCCTCACAAGTAAAATGTTTACGGTTATAAAAATCAATTTTGCATTCTGTAATTCTGCCATTAAACACTTCTTCTTCATCCTGAAATACCTGAATGCATGACAGCATTTTTTGTGGTAATTCATATTGTGGGTGCTGTGGTGGCATCTTAAAACTAAAAGCCCCTGCTTTGTTGACCTCTAAATCAAGTTTAGGGTCAATCAAAACAAGGTTTTCATCACGTAAATCATAAATAGGCAGTCCATCACATAATACTCTGTACATTACAATGAACCCCCTCTGTAACTGATCTTGACTGTACCGTTTCCGGTAAATGTCACATAATTATCACCTTCCTGTAAACGAATGTCATAAACTGTTGTTTCCCCGGCAGGTAAACTATAAGTATTACCTTCGTGTGTCACCTTCATAGCTGTTGAACAGGTAAATGTCGGTGATACAATCTTGACACGATTAATCAGATTTACTTTTTTACTTCCGCTTACTTTCACTTCATTTACATGGATAATACCATTGACAAAACTGAATACATCCCACAGCCACGGTTCACTTGCTGAATTTGTTTCAATCTTGTACGGTTCAACATCACAATCAACTGTGATAATGGCAAGTGTACGATCTGTTTTGAATTTATTGATTGTACACCGTCCCCAGTAATAAAAAGTTTTATCAGCGTCCATAACAATACGCATCTTCTTACCATGCAGATAGTTGGAAAGATTGGAAAGTGTTGCAGTCCAATCTCTTGCACCATTTAACAGGGAAAAAGTAAATGATAACTTCCTGTTTTCAAACTTCACATCATCACCCAACGCATCAGTCAGATCAAGGTCACCATTGCGACCAATTACACTGACTGATTCTGTTTTAGGTGTAGGCAATCCGATTTCTTTTGAAGAAAGGATAAGCCCAAAATCTTCATAACTGTGTTTAATTCCAAATGTAACACCCTGAATCAAGGCTTATCTTCTCCCTTCCTTATCAAAAATCTTACCAAGTTCTTCATCCATTGCCGGGGCAAGTTCACCTGCAAGCACTCCTGTATCTGTTACCAGTTTCAGGTTCGCAAGCTGTGGAATGAAAGGCATATAACTTTCAAGGATTGTAAGAATCCGGTCAAGTTTTTCCAGTAATGAAGCGTTTTCCTCATTAACCGCTACCCTGATCATATCCATAAGGCTTTGTGTTCCGACAACCGTTTCACTTCCGGCTTCACCACCTGCCAAGAACTGATTTGACTTAGCATTGTAACCGAAAATAGTCGGCTGATTCATGATCATACCATCGTCCATTGCTTTCTTATACCAGTCAATACCAAAGTGCGGTACACTTGGCGGTGTCAAGCTGAAAGAACCACTGATTGAAATGTGTGGTAATTTCAAATGTGGCAATGACCACGAAAAATTGAAGAAACTTTTAATTCTGTTTATAGCGTTACTTACAATGTTCTTTGCACCTTCAAAGATGCTGCTGAACTTTTCCTTAATTGCACCAAGTATATTTGATATTGTGGATTTTGCAGCATTCAGACCACTTGAAATGGTGGACTTCACACCGTTGATCACATTAGATACCGTTGACTTGATACTGTTCCAAACACTTGTAAAGGTTGATTTAATGCTGTTCAGTATACTTGAAATAGTAGACTTAATTGCATTGAACACACTGCTGATTACTGACTTAATCGAATTGATCACATTGGTCACAGTCGTTTTGATTGCATTCCAAATATTTGTAATCGTAGTCTGAATTGCGTTCAGCACTGTAGAAATGGTTGATTTTATCGCATTCCATACAGTTGTGAATATATTCTTGATACCTTCCAGTATTGGCTTAAGGAATGAAACAATGGCATTCCATACGGTTGTAATAACCGTCTGAATGTTGTTGATTGCGGTTGATACCGATGTTTTTATAGCTTCCCAAATCGTTGTAAAGGTGTTTTTAATACCTTCCAAAATTGGGGTCAGGAATCCAACAATAGCATTCCAAATATTACTGATAGTGGTTGAAATTGCATCAAGGGCTGTTGATACAGCGTTCTTGATAAACTCCCAAGCTGCAATGATATATTCCTTGCAGTTTTCCCATATAAACATCCAAGGCATTGTGATGATCTGAAATGCAGCACTGATGATTTCACCAATAAACATTATGGCAACCTGCACCGCATTCTTGATGGTTTCCCACACTGCACTTACAGTATCAGCTATTGCAGTAAACACATTGGTTACTGTTTCTTTTATGGCATCTATCTTTTCAGATATTGCTGTTTTGATGTTCTCCCAAGCTTGTTTGATTGAATCAACTAAACCTGTGAAGAATCCTTTGATTGCTTCAATGGCGGTACTTACTGCTTCTTTTACAGATTCCCATGCAGTCTGTACTTTCTCCACCAATCCACTAAAAAAGCCTTTGATAGCGTCAATAACCCCACCAAAGACTTCCTTTATTTTTTCCCAAGCATTTGTGACTGCTTCTCTGAACCCATCATTGGTATTCCATAATGTGATCAGTGCAACCACAAGCCCGGCTATAATTGATATAATAAATACAGCAGGGTTTGCATCCATTGCTGCATTAAAAAGCCACTGTGCAATAGTAGCCCCTTCTTCTGATTTCTTGTATGCATTCCAAGATTTTGAAATTGCATCAATCAATGATGATATTGCCATTGCAACCTTTAAGGTTACGAACCCGGCAGCAACTCCGGCTATAAGCGGTGACCAATCCTTGAACGTTTGAATAATCTTAGGCACATCTTCAATAAGACCACCTAGTTTTTCAAGGAAGTTTTCAACACCGTCCATTCCTTTTTCAAAGAATGTTGTAAAATCAATTTTTTGAATCCAGTCAAATACCCTTTGTAGGGCATCACCGACAGACGTTGCAAACGCATCCCAGTCTATTGTTTCCATCCAGTCTGACAACTGCTGTAAAAATCCCATAACAGTAGGTGCAAGTTTTGAACCTACTTTTGTAAGGATGTTTTCAAACAATGCCTGTACTGAACTCCATGAACCTGATATTGTAGTACCTGCTTCAAGTGCTGTTGTTCCGGTTATACCTAAGTTATCCTGAATCTTGTGAATAGCTTCAATCATCTGATCAAATGTCACATTGTCCAAACTTTCAATCTTTTCACCAAGTACACCTGAATCATTTATCAATCTGATCATTTCAGACTGTGTACCACCATAACCAAGTTTCAGGTTATCCAACATCGTGTAATTTTGCTTTGCAAAACCCTGATAAGCGTCCTGTATAGAACCTATGTCAGTACCCATCTTGTTAGCGTTATCTGACATATCTGTGATAGCAAGGTTGGTCAGTTCAACTGCTTTTGCAGTATCACCGCCAAGACCCTGAATCAGTGAAGCAGCAAATGACGTTGCTGTATTCATGTACTGATTTGAACTCATCCCGGCTGTCTTATATGCCTTTTCAGCATAGTCAATCAGTTTACCGGAACTGTCTTTGAATAGTGTTTCAACACCACCAACCAACTGTTCATATTCAGCATAGTGACCAACCGCTGATTTTGTCACATCTGCCATTTTTTCAGCTAACTGTGTACATCCTGAAATTACTTTTGTGATTGCTGTAGATGCTAAATTCGCAAGCGTGGCTTTCCATGTCGTAAATCCACTGTCTGCATTCTTGGCAGCTTGTCCGACATCTTCTACTGAATCACCTGCACCATCTGCCTTTTTATCAACATCTTCCAGTGTTTCAGCTGTGTCCTTTGCAGACTTTGAAACCTTTTCAATGTTGTTCACCGCATCAGCGTAATTGATCGTTATTTTTCCGACCAACGAAAAAATATCCAACGATTAGCCACCCCCTTTCAATGGTGGCACGAATCCATTCAGAATTTTATTTGCCTTTTCCACCTGTAACTTAATCTGTGCATTGTTCATTGTCGGTTCAGTTTGTTCAGTCTTTTCAACTTTCGGTGCTGTACTCATAAACCGCTGTTTAAATTCTTCAAAATTTCCAACATCATCAGCAAGTGGGTTTGCTGTGATTGCACAGTATAAGTCCCACTGTTTATCTTCATTGTCCTGTTTCAGGACTGTTCTAACAGTAGCGTCTAATTTCCCCCGGCTGATTGCTTTATCTAAATAGCTGTAGGGGTTACCATATCTACGGTTGCAGCATTCATCGAATCGTTCTGTTCCGTACCCACTAATTCGGCAACACCCTCGAAAAAATCCATAAGATCATCTTTCTTAGCAAAATCTTTCACCATGACAACAAACTGTTTCAGCTTGAATTTCTTCACATCATCAGCAGTAACCGCTGTACCGTTGTCCCACTCCATACAGTTAGCAAAAAACTTACAGATTTCATTTCTTGCCTTTGAAATGTTCTTGATCAGAATGCCACACACCTTCATAGCAATGACAATACCAACTTCTTTCATATCTGTACCGGATTCCTGCAACTGCTGAATCTCGTCTTTGTCAAATGCACCAATGACCTGTTCTACTCCGATAACTGCAAGAACCTCACAAAAGTCAAATGCGTTATCAACTGTTAAATCCTTAAATCTGAAATCTGCCATGATTATTTATCCTCACTTTCTTTTTTCGATCTGTTTCTTCTACCACCTTTTGCAGGTTTATCCTGTTTTGGTGCAGATGTTTCTTCATGTTCAACAGGTTCAGTCTGTTCACTTGCTGTTTCCTGTTCCTGATCTTCTACCTGTTCAGCAGATACAGCAGGTGTTTCCTGCTGCACTACTTCATCAGAAATATCAACCACAAACATTCCTTTGTCCTGAATTTCTGCAAATCTCTCTTCTGTCATATCCAGTTTTTCACCGATCACATGACCTTCACCTGTGTACTTGTCTGTATATTCTCTTACTACTACAACTCGCATAATTCACACCCCCCTACACAACAGCGTTTGGATAGTAAATAGCAATATCCAACTTGTTTAAGCTGTCGTTTTCAAGATCAGCTGTACACTCAAACTTGACAGCAAATGTTGTCTGTTCAGCGTTCTTTGTTTCCAGTTCAAACGCTTCTGTGCAGAGTGCGTTCGGTAAAATAATAATTACATTTTTACCGCTTGAAAGTGTTCCAACATATGCAACATTTTCAAGATAATCTGCTTCTGTGATGTTTTCCTTAGATACATATTTGACATAGGTTGTATCTTCGGAAGTGGATTTTACAAGGTGTAATGCACTTACAAGAATATCTTCTGTAAGTTCTGTCATCTGACCTTCAAGTGTGGCAGATTCACCAACTTTCTGTTTACTGACACCTTTGATCAGCACCGTTGCACCGTCCACCTCAACATCAAGCCACTGTGCCTCATAGTTGAACTTAAGACCCCCGGAAGTTGCACCAAGTGGTGTACCAGTCCAACCATTGCTTGGTTTCTCATACTTAAGATTTTTGTAAATGACACCTGCACCCAAGATCATATTCTTGATAGTTTCAGATGTAATACCATGCTTTTTTAAGCCCATTCTTTTATGCTCCTTTCCACTCATTTGTGTTAAGTGTTATCGTAATTCTAAAAAGGTCTTCTTCACCTGTTGGAATCATTAAACCGTTCCAATAGGTAATAAAAAAAGCAGTTCCTTCCTGAACTGCCCTTAAATCTTCAAATACTTTTTTTAATTTGTCATTTATTTCTGCAAGCGGTAATTTTGACCCCCTTGACCAACCGTCAAGTGTAAACACACCGCCTGTATATCCGTCCTCCAATCTGTGTTCAGTTTCATTGAACGAACCGACAAAGTAAGGATAGCTAATTTCACCTGTCCATTCACCAAATTCATAGGGAATACCAAGTTGATCAAGCTGATCAGAAATAAAACCAAGCATATCAACCATAATTAACCCCCTAAATTCTGTTTAATGACATTTACAAGCTGTTTCTTTATCTTTGGGGCTACACTCTGAAATGCTTTCGTGAGTGGTTGTCGTGGTGTTTTTCCGTAAGTATGGTAAAATTTACCGTCTTTCTTACTCTTATAAACCCAACCGCCTTTTCTTCCATCGCCATGCAGTGCATATTCACCAGTACCAAATTCTTCCCAAATCGCATTTTCAAGGTCTGAACCTACAGCAACAGTTGATTCATCTTTTCCTTCATCAACCATATATTTGTAAGACCCCTTTGTTTGTCCGGTATCAACCCGGCTGTTTCTTTGGGTCTGTGCCTGTATTTCACCACCTGCTTCGTGAAGGAATCCAATAACCCCTTCCGATAATGCAGCTTTAATTTTTGCTGTGTTATCTGTAAACTCAACTGACATACTACTGACCCCCTATAAATCTTAAATAGATTTCTAAATGATCATGCATATTCATAGGGTCATCAATCAGAAGGATTTCATACACTTCACCATTTACAACCATTCTTGCATTGTCACTTGTCACATTAACGGTTTCCTGTTCATCCGTCTTACTGATCACACCTGTCAGAAAACTGAATGGATTCCAAACCCAATCAGTTGACAAATTCTTAAGGTTGGTAAAGTCACACAAGAAAATGTGTGTACTTTCCTGAACCTTGGCATAAAAAGTTGTGTGCTTTGAATCACCTGTTGATAAGTCCAACCAACCTAAGATTGATGTACAATCAACCCATGTGTTTACACGCTCACCTATGGCATTTTTAGCACCGTTCTTTTTTACCTGTAACAATGCTTGAATGTTACCGCCAACGCTCATATAATCAGAATCTAGCCTTTATATAAGGCTTTAAGAATCCAAGTAGGGCAACAGGATAGCCCATAACCTGATTGTTAGCATCCTGATCAAAGTAAGTTGCACTGTATCTTGACAGCGTTTCAGACTTGACCCCGGTTTTCGGTCTGTTCTTAATATCCCACTTAAGCAGTTCAAGCACACCTGCACGAATATCAGTCGGATATTCAACCTTAGTGATCAGGTTTGTACTTTTATACAACTCCTGATTAACTCTGATGAAATCATCACCAATTTCAGTAATGGTATACAGTCCATTATTCACCATTGACTGTGAAATCTGAACTGTATCACCCACTTTTAAGAAATCTGATGTTCTAAGCAAACGATTACCCAAACTATCAGCGGTAAAACGAACAAACCGATTCTGAAAATTGTTATTAGTGTATGCTCTGATCATAAGTTCAGCAGCGTTCAGTTTTTCTTCAATCACCTTTTCATTTTGCACAGCAAATTCAGGTAATTTCATTACATCATCAACTGCTAATATCATCAGATCACCCTTTCTTAGACAACTGCTGTACCGACCTTGGACTTGATAAGACCCATCTTAACGTTCTTTGTATTGAACTTAAGGCTGTAGTTTGCAGACTTACCAAGTTCTGCATAAGTCGGTGATTCTTTTGCAATCTGATCAACTGCTAAAGAAAGACCATTCGGATGCAGCACCTTACCCTGCTTTGTATAGAACTTGTCAATACCTGCGGATGCTTCCGGGTCATAGTTGGTTGTATACTGATTCTCATAGTTGTTCTTATCGCAAGATAAAAATGCACCTTCACCAAACAGATATGTGCTGTAAACCGCATTTGTACCTGCCCCTGTAGCTGTAAATCTATCAGTTACAAGTACGTGTTTACCTGCGATAGTCGGCAATGTAATTTCTTTCTGAATTACACCGTTGACAACATACTTATCATAGTCAACCATTTCCATTTTCTTGTACTCTTTGAAGATCATGGAATGCATAACCATCAGACCAAGACCACCTGCCATATCACCAAGTGCTGCCTGTTCTGCATCGTAAATTGTACCTGCTTCAATGTTTGTCTTAGTACCTTTAGTAAGATCAAGTACATGATCACTAAGTGCTGCAACTGCTAACACTGCCTGTGCAATGTTCATCAGTTCTTTTTCCCAAACCTGACCATAATAACCTGCAATCTTATTTCTGATCAACGTCATAGGGTCAGCACCAGTTAATTCCTTTGTGAAGTCTTTAGCCTTGAATGCTTTCATTCTCTGAATAAGCATACAAGTCTGTTTGTCACCGCTGATTTCAACAGGTGTGTTGTTTGTTTCACCATCGTTGTTCAGTGCTTCCATACCGCTTTCATTTGCGTCAATCGGTTTATAAATTGGAATTGTTGCCACGTTTCCATGCTCACCGATTAAGTCCATAATAGAACTGTCCTGCTGCACGATACCGGAAGCAATGATTGGTGTAGTCCAATAGTCGGCTTCCTGCATCATCCCGGTAAATACTTCTTCATCAAAAGCAAAACCGCCAAAATTTCCTGTTCTTGCCATTTAATTCACCATTTTAACCTTTCTTAGTGTACATTTAACTGTTTGAATAACTCCGGGTTTTCCTCTTTGAGTTTCATTCTTTCGTTGTAACCCATCTTAAGGAACTGTTCTTTGGTAACTGTCTTGTCTTTATCCCCACCCGGCAGGTTGTTTTCAAGAATTTTTCTGTTACCACTCTGCTGCTGATTGCCATTGGATGCTTCAAACATGGTAGGATGCTGTGTTTTAAGACCTGAAATCAGATCATCTTCACCCTTGATTTTTCCATCATCACCAAGTTTGATTTCACCTTTTTCCTTTGCCTTGAATACAAGATAATCAACATCAACCGCACCTGCTGCAACCAACGCAAATTTCAATGCATTTTCTGTTTTCAGTTCTGCATTCTCTTTCTTAAGGTCTGCAATCTCTGTTTCATATGCAGTGATTTTCTGCTGTGTTTCTTCATCTTTTCCGGCTGATTTTTTCAGTTCTTCAATCAGGTTATTAGCCTTTGTCAGTTCTGTAGTCTTACCGGAAAGGTCAGTTTCAAGATTAGTGTATTTGTCCTTAGACACATAATCACCATCAGTAAGGTTGACCATCTTGATCAGCTTCTCTTTGTTCTTTTCATCACCGTTATAGGCATTGATAGCCTGTACCAGTTCATCGTAGGTGATAGCCTTATCACCAAAAAATGCTTTTAAAAATTCCATGTTCTTCTTCCTTTCTCCGTCATGTTTTTATATCCGGTGTCACCGGGAACGGTCAACAGTTTATATCCCATGTTGCAGGGGTCATTTCAGCAGCAGTTTAAACGTCATGAGCCTTTTTCGGACAAAAGAAAAGACACCCTTGCGGATGCCTTAAAAATACTATTTAACCCATAGTTGGGAGATAATCAGGATCACCATACCTTTCTACAGTACCAAGTGAATGTGCAACGCTTTCATGTTCCTTTTATCCCCCTTTCTGACCTTATATAACGGTCATATAGGTAATAAAAAAGCAAAGGTGCAGAATTGTATACCTTCGCTTTTTAATCTCTGTCTTTGAAGAAATCAGCCCAGTATGGATTTTCTTCATCGAATATTTTTTTCTGTTCGTCAGTCAGTTCATGTGGGTAATCTCTGAACATATTGAAAATATGTTTTTTGTCAAAACTAAATAACCACTCACCAACTTTTTCATGATCATCTACCCACCATATTTTATCGTCAGGATTATTTTTAAAAAATTTACTTGGTTGTGCCATATTGTCCTTTCTTCTGCTCTGAATCAGCAGTATTTATATACCCTAACAACCGTTTGAAGTCATCAGTATTGAAATCTGAATCAGCAATATCTATCATTCCATGAATCTCTTGTGACCACTTGTTTGATTTACTTGAACAACCAAAACGATTTACCAGTGTATAACGAACATTACTGTTAAAATCATGCCACCCACTCTGTGTAGGTGATTGAAGTTCTAAATATTGCAACACATCATCAGTTGTTTTCCTAACTATTGCTGCGTGACGTCCAACATAAAGATAATATTCTTTTCCGACTTCACATTGTTTCAACAGATTTTTCCCAACAGTTGCGGTACACGCACCTTTGGCGGTTATTTTTTTAATACCCTTAGTTTCAAATAATGATTTCAGGTTATAGGTATTTGAAAAGAAACTCTGACTTTCTCCACCACGAAAATCTAAAACATTCCACCCCTGTTTTTGTCCGATATATGCCAAACCCAAAGATGCACATGAACCACCTGTAAGGTCACCACCTGATAAAGTCTTTATGATTTCATCAGATGTCATTTTTATTTTTTGATTTTCAATAGCATTGTATGGTACTTTCAATCTGTCATTCAATGTTTTGAAAAATGCATCATATGTTGAATCATCTGAACCTTTCGGTTTAGATAGTGTTTCTACTTTCATTGTATCAGCATTGTCAGGAAGTTTCAAATATTTCTGTTTAAAGTCCTCAAAATCTTTTGTTTTATCCAATCCAAAGAATGCTGCACGTTCTTGTAAGGTCTTTAGTTCATCATCGTCTAAAGCCCATTTTGCACGTTGCAGCAGACAGCACCGACAGTTACAAACGTTCCTTGCAGAACCGCCAACACCAGGTGCTTGCATTTTCTCACCGCCAACATCAAACGGTTCATCAATCTCCCTGATCTGTCCGTCACATTCCCGGTGTTCGTCCCTTGTCCGTCCGTCAAGTGTGGAATCCCACTGTTTGACTATATCAGCACCTTTTTTCTTTGCCCCATGCTGACCGTCAAGGGCTGCTTCATTCTGTATTCTATGTCCTTCCGTCCGGGCAATCCGTATTGCATTGTTATATGCTTTACGAAAAGGGCTGTTCATACCCTTGGCAATTCTTAATGCCATTTCATTCCATGTTGAACCGCTTGCAATCCCTCTTGAAAGTTCAGCACGAATTGACCGCTTAAGGTAACCAACATCTTCACCAAGTTTGGTGTACAGACCGCTTGACAGTTTACTGTTGGTTTTCAATGCTTTGACAACCTGATCTTGCTGAATTGGTATTACAAGCGGTATACCTGTACTTTGCAAATCATAGAACATACCAACGTAACCGTTGATATATGACTGTTCCAAGTAATCAGCAATGGTTGTAAATTGACCTTCATGTAGGTCATAAAGCATTGCTTCAAGCTGATCAACCATCATTTGCTGATATTCCTTTTGGTATACTATACTTTGCAGATTTTCAAGGTCTGTCCTTGCAGACAGTTCCATGATTTTCTGTTCACAGTCCTTTTTTGCCCTCTCATATACAACTTCTAACAGTCTGATAACTTTCTTTTCTTCATCAAGCTGTGCTTGCTGCACTTCCTTCTGTGCTTTGTTCACCTATTCCACCACCTTCATCATCCGGTATAATAGAATCAAGATCATCTTGCACCTGCTGCACCTTATCAGCTTCATTATCCGGCAACTTGTCCTTCACATCCTCATAATCAATATCAAGAACATCACAAATATACTGAATCGTCAGATCATCACCAAAAATCTGTGCCAGTGATAACAGGGTGTTGATTTGTACCTGTTGTTTCTGTGCTTCTGTAAGTTCATTCTGTTCATTTTCCTGTTCATTACTCATTACTTCGTGGGTAAACTCAAAATAAACATCTGTGATCTGATAATCTGTACCGTTCTGCTGATTGATTTCATCAATGCACACCGCCACGATCTTACGCAAGAACCGCTTGATATTCCTTTCAAGGTGTTTACATCTAAGATCAAGCAGTGAATAGGCTGCCTTGATTGCAATATTGGTTGTTGCTGATGTATCTTTCAGACCTGACAAGTTCAGACCCATACCAAAACGGTATATGTTCTTTTCATCCAGTTCCAACTTAACCTTCCGGGCTTCATACGGTACATCTACTGTATGTACTTCAATACCACCATCTGAACCGACACCGACAATCTTTTTTGTCTTAAGATTCTGCTGCAATTCATCAAGGTTATCACCTTCAAACCCTTTGACCGCATATAATGGATGATCAAAGTCAATCAGGTTGTTGGAAAGACTGGATGCCATAAGGTCATAATCATCAATCAGGTCTTTTACTGCTTTCAGATTGCTGATCTGTTTCTTGTTATTATCCAACCGGAAGAATGGCAAGAAACCAAGTGAATCAATATAAGTATTATCATCACCATCAACCTGATACAGTATATGTGGTCTTGGATTCACCTTGGCTTTATCGTCAAGCTGTATTTCCCCTTCATCTGTCTGAACATAATAAACAACCTGTTCATCATCCCAATCCATGATTTTCTTGATTCTGTGACCTTCCTTGTCAACCCGGTCAACGTACCAATAAATTACATGGTCTTTTCCGTCCTCTGCAAATCGTGCTTCTACTTCTACAACACCGATACTGTCAGCACACGTGAATTTCAGCTTGTCAGTGCTGTCTTTCATAGCGTACATATAAGCAAAACCCTTTGTCTGACAGTCTGTAAGCGTTTCTGACAGTTCATCAATAAAATCATCGTTATTATTGAATCTTGCATCAAGTTCACTCTGTAGTTCAGGAACATCACTGAATACAAAACCGTCTGAACCTGAAAGGGTGTATTGTGTACCCTGTTCTGTCAGTTCCTTAAAGAATGGGTGTGGTATTCTTACATTTGCCCTGCTTGTATCTTCCACAAGTTGACCATCAGAATTAAAATAAAACATTCTGTAATTTTTAATATCGTGATCACCGTCAAAATAGCGTTCACCTATTCTTGCAAAATGCTTTTTTGCTGATGCAGCATCTTCATCAATGAACATCTTTATTTCTTCGACTGTAAGCACCTGTCACCCCACCTTCCCATGATCTGATTTGTAAGGTCAATAATTTCATCCCCATGAACACCAAAAAAGTCACACATTGCTTCTTCACCCTCAACAGTATGACCGTATGAAAATAGAAAAGCATGAACCAATTCATGAATCAGTGTTGAACGTGTCACTGATTCAGAACGTCCGTCCATAATACTGATCAGAAGTTCCTTATATTCGGTCAGCCCAAAATTATAGCTGTTTGGGTCAGGGTTCATTTTTTTTGCATTTGCATCCACCAGTTTGACCTTCCATACATCATTGTGAATCTTTATTTTCATAGTTTTATACCTCATACTTTCTAATATAACCAAGTCTTAGGTTCATAGAATGCAAGTGTGATTGAATCAGCAATATCAGGACTACCGACACCACGTTTTTTCATGTCATCTTTGCTTTCCAACTGAATCTTACCTTTGGATGTTATCTTTTTACGTCTGTTTGATAACTGCTTTATCATTTCATCATCATAAGGTAATTCAATGATTGGTTTACTTTCTTCTTCCTGCATCATGCAGCTAAAATTTTCTTCAAGTGCATCCCTCAATTCACCCCATATCTGTGAACCAAGGTTTGCGTAATAATCATCTGTTGCAGCTGAACCATTGTTTACTGGAACAACCACATAAGGAAGTCTTTCTTCTGCCACAACTTCCTTCAATCTATCAGTTACACCGCCACCAACACCTGTATCATCTATTTTGATAATGCAACGTTTTAACTTTGGATATTTCTGCATATATTCTTTACAGGTCAATATCACATTCCCGGCAGTTTCCATTGTGCTTTTCTTTGAATATTTTGTGAATGGGAATATTTTCCCTGCTATTCTCGGTGTAATAACTGTTTTATCATCACCGAACCGGGCAACGTCACAACCAATATGAAGCACATTAGAAGCGGTTATTTCAGATTCTTCAATTGAATTATCACAAGCAAGTTCAACTGTTTCCATTGAAATCAATGAATCAAGTGCCCCTTTGGGAAATTCTCCAAAAATACGAACCCTTGCAACATCTGAATCCTGACCGTATTTTTTTAACAGCATTTCAATGTTGTCTTTACTGGTTCGTTTGGAATCCATTGAACTTACTTTGTGTACTCTGAACTTATCCCTATCAACATTATGTGAATCATAAAAAACCCCTTCTAAACGGTTAGGGTTTCCACACATCAGAAGTCTATTTTCTTTACCGGATAATGTACCAAGTATTGCTTCCATGATTGGGTCTGCGACACCACTTGCTTCATCCACCACAATCAACATATGATCTTCATGGAATCCCTGCATATTTTCAGGTTTCGTTGCTGTCTTTGCGGTTGCAAACCAACGTTCTTCATCCCCAATCATGCACACCTTTGTTTTTGTCCATTTCAGAAGGTCTTTCACAAGGCTGTCATTTAACCACTTAGCAATTTCAGCCCAAAGTACATCATAAAGCTGTTGCATTGTTGGAGCTGTTGCGATAACCCTTGAATACGGTCTGCACACCAAGAACCAAATAATTGCACCTGCTTCAAGTGCTGTCTTACCTACACCCTGACCTGATCTGACTGATATTTTTGGGTATACCACCAAATCATTCAATACTTTCTTCTGCCAATCGTCAGGAATCATTCCAAGGACTTCTTCAAAGAAAGCAACCGGGTGATCGTAGTAATAATCAATAATTTCTAAAAAATCATTCATTCTGTTCAGCCCTTCTTTTTGCAATCTCAATAATTGCTGCTTTCCAATCTTTGGAAAATGCATCTGCGTCAGCTTTTGATTTTCCTTCCAATTCAAGGTAGTCCTTAACCATATTCTTCAAAGAATCCACCGCTTTACTTTGTGCTTTCAGGAAACTTGCTTGCTTATCCCAAGCCTGCTGAACTTCCCATTTTTCTGAAAATGTTTCACCTGAACTTTCTGCAATTCTTTCAATGGTCTTATCATCCTTATCCTTTACATACATAATCTGTTGTGCCCGGATAATTGCAGCATACTGAATTTGAATAGCATCCCAAATCAAATCAAGCGGTGATTTTTCAGTCAATGAATCAATAATGTCCATAGATTCTTTTGGTAGGTATTTAGAAAACAGTCCATGCTTGACTGCATTTGTGTTTTTTTCAGGTGCGCCAAAGCCAACTGCATTTTTGTTATTTGGTTGACCGCCCCTTTTTCCATTCCGAACGTTCGTTATTTTTTCCGAACGTTCACCATCCCATTTATATGTGCTTTTCCATCTTCTGATAGTACCTGACGGAACATCAAGTTTTTCAGCAATATCCTTTAATTTCAAGCCTTGCCTATACAAGGCAAAGGCTTCATCAACTAATTTATTCTTTGCCTTTGGCAAGATTTTCACCTCTATTCGTTTGTTTTGAAAATCAACTCACTTATCATAAAATGTCTGTTTTCATATATCATTTTTATAACAAAAAGTGCTGCAAGGTAGGAGGTTTTAGCACCCTTGCAGCACATAAGACAATAAGCAATATAATTTTGCATAAAAAATTGCAGGTAATAAATTACCTGCAAAAATTTTTGTACAGCATACACTATAAAAGGTCTGCTTGTATTTGTCAAATATGACATGATTGGTTTTATGTCAGATATGTAAGGTTTTTATAGGTATCTTCAAACGCTGAAAGTGCCTTATTATGCAGTTCTACGGTATATGAATAAGATTTTTTCATTTCCTGTGAAGCAACCTTGACTGTTTTAAACTGCACATACACTTTTGTGAGAATCTGAATCATATTCTTGTCACGCAATCCCCGGATTTCCTTAATGATCTGCTTCTTTGCATCAACAAACTGATCTATTTCTTCATTGATGTGTTGGTCAAACATGGTATACCTCACTACATCCTTACATAACTTATCACCTACCGGTGAAGTCTGCACTTTGTCCCGGCTGTAATCAATACCGCCTGCACTGCATACATTCATTTTCATATCTGACAGCGTGGCAATATCATCATTTATCTGCATATCTAACACTTCAAGCTGTTTCAGATATTCCCTTGCACTTAATTTCTTCTGATCACTCATTTTTACCTCACTTTCTACGGTTGGTTACACTTCTGTTACAGTTGAAAATACTGTTAAAAAGTGCTTCAAACCCTTATAAATCAAGGAAGTTACACTTGTTACGGTTACAGTTAAAATCATATTCTTATA